TCTCGCCGGCCTGGGGCATGGCGAGCGTGCCGAGAGCGGTCACGAGCGGGCGGCGGTCGTTGAGGGAGTCCCAGACTCCGCCGACCAGGTTCTCGGGGACGACGCCGGGGATGTCCGCGACGACTCCTTCGGCCGCGACGGCCTCGAGGATCTTGGTGTTGCCGGTGGCCACGGCCGAGACGTACTCGGCCGCGCTGATCTCGCGGGCCTTGCGGGGCGCCGCGTGGATGACGGTCGGGACTGTGGCGGGTGCCGCGGCCTCGACCACTTCGGGGGTGTTCTCCACTTCGGAGTCTCCTTCTGTGTGGGTTGGGGTGGGCTCCTCGTCCGGGGCCGAAGCGGCGACCGAGGAGATGTGGGCGCGCTCGCCGTAGGCGCCGTAAGGCACCAGGGAGAGTTCGCGGAGGGTGGCGGCCTTCACCACGAGGGTGGAGCCCTTCCACTCGAAGTCCGTCGCTTCGACGCCGACCGAAACCTGGTCATAGGCGCCGATGGCGGCGAGCTCGAGCGTGTCGTCTCCCAAGGTCGTCGCGGCGACCTTCGCGGTGAAGCGCAGCTCCTCGCCCGTGTCCTCGAGAGCGTCGACGACGCCGGCGATCTTGCCGAGGTCGTGATCGAGCGCGAGCTTGGGCTTGGGTCCATCGGTGGGAATGGAGCCGGGGAGAAAGAGTGTTCGGGTGCCGTCCGAGACTGTGGCCTCGACGTTCCAGGGGACGGCGACGCCGGCGATCTGGCGCTTCGGGGCTTCGCCCTCGGCGGCCTCGACGAGGTGGAGGGACTGGGAGAAGTTGAGCTTCACGCGGGTGTCTCCTGTGTGTTCGGGCCCTCGGCCATGGGGCGGTCCTCGAGGGCGGAGGTGTCGAGCTTGATGATGCGGCCGCGCGGGATGACGCGATCCGACGAGAGCGTCTCCTCGATGGCGCGGATAATCGGGAGCGCGGCGTAGCGGTACAGGACCACTTGGCTCTCCTGGGCGTTCGTGTACGTCATGGAGGTCCCGGCGTCGGCGCCGACGAGGAACTGGGGGATCCCGCAAGCGTTTGCGAGTTCGGTCATCGTGTGCCGGCGAGCCTCGACGAGCTGGAGCTTCGAGGGGTCGGCCTCGAACTCATTCCAGGATACGGAGTTATTGAGCGCGCCGATCGCGCCGCCGTCGCCGGAGCGAAGCGTCGTCCAGACGTCGACGAGCTCCTGGAGCTCCTCGCCGGACATCGGCTCGGTGCCGGGGCTCTGCTGGAGGTAGCCGGCGGGGATCTCATTTCGGGCGAAGCGTAGGGACGACTGGTCGAGGCGCTCCGCAATGGCGATGATTCGGCGGGCGGTCCAGAGGAGCCCAGGGGTCGCGCCGAGGAACTGGACGACGTTCTCGGTCTCGAGCTTCTCGCCCTGGAAGTAGATCTCATTCGCCGGCCCGAACACTTGGCCGAGGTCGTCGTTCTCGGTCGTGATGTCGTCGGCGGGGAGCCAGGTGAACGACGCGGGGAAGCCGACGGCGGAGCCTCCGGTCGGGGCGTAGCGGGAGGTGACGGCGGCGTAGGCGCGGCCGTGGAAGAGGAGGTCGTCGGCGATCGCGGCGATGAAGAACTGGCGCGTCACGTTCGGATCGGGGCGGAAGAGCCACGTCTCGCCGGGAACCTCACGCTCGACCCAGGCGTCGTCCTGCCAGGAGCGGGCGTACTCGCGGAGCGGGAGGCTCGACACGAGGCTAATGATGAGATCGCGCGCCCTCGAGATGGTAGGGATCTGGAGGGCGCGGAGACGCTGAACGCTGCCGCCGTAGAGGGCGTAATTGCCGATAGCGCGGCCAGCTGCCGCCGAGAGGGGGCGGGCGACCGCAACGGCGCGGGAGGTACGGCGGAACAGGGGCATCCACTGCTAACAGTAGCAAGCACGTGTGCTAGATACAACTAGCGCGGACGACTTATCGCCGCCGCCCCTCGAGTCCGTCTCGCCGGCTTCGAGACCATCGCCACGGCGAAGACCAGAAGCCGCGCCAAGGTGATCTCGCCAGGGGACCTCTTCGAGGAAAGCACGACCGCTTGGGCCTGCTTCACGGAGACAGCTCTCGCGACGTGCTCCGCGAGGAGCCGGTCGCCACGATGGAGGACACGGCCCTCGCCGGCGATGAGGGCCCGGACGAGGCCGGTCCACTTGAGGAGCTCGCCGTAGCCGACGATCGTCTTCCGGGGCTTGTAGCGCTCGGGGAGGTGGCCTTCGATGCTCGGGGTGATTGCGAGCTTCATGTCCCGATGCTCGTCCATGAGGCCGGCGATGGCATCCATACAGGCGGGAAGACTGTCCACGATGAAGGAGACCTCGACGTGGGCGTTCTCCTTTTCGTCGGTGGCGGCGCGGAGGCCGTAGTAGCGCTCCCCCTCGAAGCTCGAGTCGACGGCGAGGACGCCGCCGGGGGGCATCGGATCCTTGGTCTCGAGGGTGTCCCAGGTGCCGGGGGATAGCCAGCCCTGCTCGGTCGCGACCCAGAGGTTCAGAGATCCACGGAGGAACGCGGCCCGATCGGAGTCGTCTTCGTTCTCGGCCTTGAGCGTCTCGTAGGTGATGGTCTCGCCGAGGCTCGGGTTCGCCCAGCCGAACCACTTCTCCTCGCGGTAGTCCTGGCCGGGGGGCGGGGAGTATTCGGCGAAGTAGACAGGGCCGGCGACGCCGTCGTCGATCTGGCGGATCGCGGCGTCCCGCTGGGCCTTGAGCCAGTCCGAAGCCTCGGTGCCGGCGGTGGACACGGCGACGAGGATCGGGTCGGGGCGCGCCCTCATCGTCTTTTCGAAGCCGTGGGTGATCGTGTCCTGCTTCACGTTCCAGGCTTCGTCGACGAAGACCCAGTCGAGGGAGAGGCCGTGGGGGGAGTTCGGCTGGGCGCTCTTGACCCACCACCTCGAGCCGTCGGGCATCTTGAGATTTTGGCGGCCGTAGCCGAACTTGGCCTCGGCGCCGAAGAGCTCGACGAGGATCGGGGCGAGGTCCTCGAAGAGCATCGCCGCGAGGGACAGCTCGTGCGCGGTGTTGACGATGTTCTGGGGCTTCCCCCGGAGCTGGGCGATCGTCGTGAGAGCGGCGCCGATCATCGGCTTCAGGAGCCAGGTCTTCCCGTTCTGGCGCGCCACGCCGAGCACCGCCCGCCGGTGGAGGAAACGTCCGTCCGGTCCGGTCGCGAGCATCTGGTCCGCGACGTGCTTCTGCCAAGGGAGGAGCTCGTATCCGAGGAACTTCTCCGCCCAGTCGGCCACCATCGGGCCCAGAGTCCCGGAGCCGGCGACCCCAGTCTCGAGCCTCGGAACCATCCGCCCGGATCGGGAGTAATCAGACCCGTCCTCGAGCGCCCCGGTCGACCCCGACCCCTTCCTGGCAACCTTCGGGGAAATCTCTCCCCCCAAGGCTCCTCGGGGTGTCCTCTTGGGGTCAAAAACGCCTGGGGGCTCGAGATCGGAGCCGGCGAGGACGACGTTGCGGCGTTCGTTGACCTGGCGGTAGCGCTTGGCGTTGCCGTAGGTGGCGCCCCTCGAGGCGTTACAGGCTCGGCAAGCGGGGACGAGGTTCTCGAGTGAGTCGTCGGGCTCGATGTCGTAGGGGATGAGGTGGTCGGCTTCGGTGGCCGGCGAGGAGCACCAGTGGCACGGTGGTGAGCCGGCGAGGAGGAGCGCTCGGTTGCGCTTGTATTCGGTGCTTCGGTCTCTGGTCATGGTCTGGCCCTTCCGGGGGCTCTCCCGCGGCCTTCGGCCTTGGGCTCCCGCCCTCGCCCTTCGGGCTCGGTTGGGCTCATGCTATGGGACAGGTCTGTAGCGACTTCCCCCCACACTTCGAGGTCTTTCACCTACCGCTGCCGTTCTCCTTGTCGGGGACCTCCACGGTTTGCCGTTTGTGTCGTTCGGTGACGCCGCTCCCCTCTTCCCAGTCAACACAGGGCATGAGAGGTCTACCCACCTTCCGGTGTGTTCTACGGGCAGAGTGCGAACCCCTACGCCGGCTTGCGGTCCTCGGTTGTGCGATCCAACTAGGGCGCCGTTCGCGATCCCCCGAGACTATGGGGACCAATGAACAACGGTGCTCGCGCGCCCTAGCGGTATGTCTCGAGCGGGGAACCTAGCGGGTCTGTGTGGCTCATTCGTCGACATCTTCGTCGTCGGAGCCGGCGAACGTATTGAGCCAGTACTTCTTGTACTCGACGATAAGCCGGTCGGCGATGGCCTGGAGGTCCTTGGGATACCAGACGTAATACTCGCCGCCGGACTTGACGAGAGCCTCTCCCCAGCGGATTTGCTGCTCGGAGAGCTTCCCGCCCTCGACCTTGAGCTCGGCGAAGATGATCCCCCGGCCGTACTCGTGGGCGAGGACGAGATCGGGGAAGCCTCGGCCGTCCGTCCGGTAGCGCCCTGGGCGTACCTGGTGGGGGGAGGCGTGCTGGACAAGCCAGCCCATACCTCGAGCCATGCGGATCACCTGGTCCTGGAAGATGGCTTCGGGCGCGGACTTCATGGGGGGCACGTTAGCCCTCGAGTCGTGCGAGGTAGTTCGCCAGTCGTGTCCGGATGAGCCGGAGGTCCGTGACCTTCCCCTCGAGGAAGACCCTCGTGAGGTGGTCGCCGGCTTCGGCGTTCTTGTCCTGGGCGTCTCGGAAGGCGTCGAGGGCGAGCTCGATAGCGACGAGCAGCTGGCGCGCCTCTTCCGGGGTGAGGTCGAGGGTCATGCCGATCGCCACCACTGGTCGCCCCACACGGCCGAAGGATGGAGGCCGATGCGGCAGGCGTAGACATCGGCCTGGACGGCGGTGAAGTTCCGGTGACGCCGGTACTTCCACGACCGGAAAGTCGTGAACGCGATCCCGAGCATCTCGGCGGCGGACTCGTCCTCGACGTCCCCCAGCCTCTCGAGGAGTTTGACCACGGAGAACTCGTAGGAGTCGTACTTCCCCCTCTTGGCCGGGACCCTTCTAGTCGTCGTGCTGGACATTCTTTTCCCCTTTTCCTTGGCGGTTCGCAATCATAGAGAAGCAACCGAGATAGCCGGCGGCGTCCACGATCGAGTCGTGATGGATCTCGCCGGCCTCGAGGTTCGTCCCGAGTCTGGCGAGCTTGACGGCGACCATGAAGAGGACCCCTTCGTTAGGGGTGAGCCTCTTCCCTGTGATGCCGGCGAAAATGTCGACGACCTTCTGGTAGTCGTCGGCTGGGTGGCCGTAGGCGTTCTGCCGGGGGCCGTTGATGAGCTCGAGGGCGCGGATAAGCACCTCGGAGCCTGGTTGGATGGCGACGACCTCACGCTTCCCCATCGTCGTCCTCCCAGTCTTCGAGCTCCTCGAGGAAGGTGATGATGCGGCGGTCCTGCTCGCGCCGGAGTTCCCGGTAGCGGTCAAGGGCGTAGGCGATCGGGAGCGCCATGAACGCGATAAGGATGGCTTGAGTCCAGAGGCTCATTAGAACGGATCCTCTCCGGCGGGCGCCGCTTGGCTCTCGGCGATGAGCTTCTCGATGAGGTCCGAAGCGTCACGCTTGGAGAGCTGCTCGAGGTTCGCCGGCGGGAGTTTCCCGAGACTCTTGGAGAGGGCGCGGATCTTGCCCATCTGGGCCGGCGACGCTTCTCCTGGGCCCGCCTGGGGCTTCTGGGGGGCTCCTCCGCCGTAGGACTGGGCCTTGGCCATCTCCTCGCGGGTGGGGCGCTTCGCGGGGTCAGAGCCGGCGAGTCCGGCGTTGGCGAGGGCGCGGCCGACGGCCGAGGTTTCACAGACCTCGATGTGGCTCCCTCGGGTGATGTGGCTTGAGCCTCTGACCTCTTCGGCGTAGCCGGTGGCGATCAGGACGTCGCCGAGGTAGAGCTCGGCGCGGACGACGGCGTGGTCCTGGAGGTAGTGCTCGAGGTGGGTCACGACGCGGGGTTGGTGGCCGTCGGCGGCGGCGGTCTTGAGCCACCTGTCCAGGCGGACGGCGACGGGCTCGTAGTTCTCGAGGCTCATGGGTTCATCTTTCTGTAGAAGGACGGGTGGAGGATGGAGTCGAAGGCGTCGTGGAGTGTGCGGCGGGCCTGCTCGACGGTGTCGCGCTGGTAGCCACGGGGCACAGAGTCGACCACTGGGCCGAGAGTCTCGGAGAGGTTGCCGAGGAGACTGCCGAGGGCGTCGAGCTGGATGCGGACGCGGTCCACCTGGGCGCGGGCGTCTTGGGAGGCAAGCCAGTCGTAGCCGGAGCGCTCGTGGACGATGGCGATGGCTTCGCGGATGGCGCGGAGCCGGCCGAGGTCGGCGTCTTGGAAGCCGAGGTCGAGCTCGAGCGCTTCCAGCTGGCGGATGATTTCCGTGGGGCTCATCTCAGCCTCTCCGCATTTCGTAGAGCTTCGCGCGAAGGTCCGAGATCGCGTGATTCTTCTCGATCGTGCGCTCGAGGAGCTCGTGAGCGTCGGGCGTTGCTGCCGTCCCGCCGAGCGCCTTGATGACGCGGAGGTTGATCTCGTGGAGCGTGGCGAGAGCCTCGTCCAGGCGGACAACGTCCTCCCAGGAGAGACCCGCCTGGATCTCCGGAGTCGTGGTGTTCATGTTTCCCTTTCTTCGCCGGCTCCCTCGCCGGCCCTCTCACCATAGCACAGGGGGGAGGGTGCCGGGGGGACCCGGAAAGGGGGACAGACCCCCCCGGCCCGGTCAGTCTAGGACAGAGGTGAGCGGGTGGAGAGTGGTGATTCGCCGGACCATGCCCTCGGGAATGTGGAGGACGTGGTCGACGTGGTCGTCCGCCGTGTGGGACTGGCAGATAGTGACGTGTTTCGGCTTCGAGCCCACCACAAGCCAACCCACGGAGACGACCAGGTACTCGTCGCCGGCTTCGGCTCCGAGGAGGTCGTCGAGCGGTGTCCAGGTGTCTATGTCGGCGGCGTGGGCGTCGGCCCAGACGACCTCGACGCGCTCCATTACTGGACGCCCCAGTAGACCAGGAGCGCCACGAGGATCCCCATGAGCACGAAGTACGGGACCTCACTCATGGACGAAGACCTTGTACTGGGCGGTCGTCCGTCCCTTCACGGGGTCGACGAAGTGGAGCCTCTGGGAGGGGATCGCCGAAGCGGCGAGCATGACGCCGGCGTAGCGGTTGTCGGACTCGGTCGAGCCGGTCTGGTAGACGGCGCCCTCGCCGTTTGCCATCGCCCACTCGGCGTGAGTGTGATAGTGGCCGATGAAGACGTCTCGGAACGCCCAAGGGTAGGCGCCCGACCTCCAGCGGTTGACGTGCTGGACGATCGTGGCCGGCGATGCGAAGCCGTTACGGCCGACCTCGTCGCCGTGGATGAGAAGGGCGCGGTAGTTGCCGATCTCGACCTGCTGGATGTCCGAGGGCGAGTCCTCCCAAGTGAGCCTCGAGTCGCCGGCGAGGAGCTGCCGCGCGAGTTCGTAGGTCATGCGGTCGAGGTTGTCGGCCCTGGGGACGTTGTCCCGCTTGGAGCCGATGCGGCCGTGATTCCCCCATTCGCCGACGACCCGGACGGTGGAGTATTCGGCGAGGGCGAACTGGACGGCCTCGACGAGGACGCGGGAGACGGTGACGTACTGGCCGAAGAGGCTCGAGTCAACCTCCCATGACTGGGTGGGGAAGTTGAAGAGACCCTCGATCATGTCTCCGCCGAGCATGATGACGACCTCGTCGACCGGATGGTCGGCGCGCTGGAGCTCGGTGATCGCGGCGGCCTTATCACAGAAGCGGAGGACGCGGTCCCTCATGACGGTCGAGTCGTAGGACGTGGTCTTCTTCCCGCCCTGCCAGTCGGTGAGATGCCAGAGCGCCGTCTCGCCGCCCTTCTTCTTCGAGGGGGCGCGCTTGGTGGGTGGCTTCACGCCGCCGAGGGCGAGCTGGGCGTCGTAGGCGGCCTGGATCGTCGCCGCGACGAGCTCGTCGGTCTTCGCCCTGGCCTTCGCTAGTTGGCGCTGGGTCGTCTCGAGGGCCCGACGGAGGTCCTCGATCTGCTGGGTCTCCTCATACGCGCTCACAGGAACACTCCCCACGGCGATGGCGGTTCACAGTCTGGGCCTGGACCTTGAGCCCATGCTTCCCCAGCACCCTCGAGATGGTCGCCGACGTGATCGCCGGCCTCGAGAGGGCGTCTCGGAGCTCGTCGGCGTCGGGCTTGTGGAGCGTCCGGTAGACCTCCACGAAGCCACACTCGGGCCCCTTGCGCGCGGCCGCTTGCTCGGCTTCTAGTTCGTCCATGATTCCCACGTTGTCCCCTTTCGGTTAGGTAAATGATTACCTAGCGGTGGGGCGCGGTTGGGTCACTTGAGGCCACAGTAGGCCCAGTGCCAGGCCTCGAAGTTCGGCGAGGTGGAGGGCGATTCCATGTAGAAGCCGTACTTCGGGCCGTTGGCACAGAGCCAGCGGTAGACGGCGCGATCGCGGACGTCGAAGTCCTGGGCGAGTCCCCAGCCGTGATCGGACTTGCCAGGAGACGCCGACGGGCTCTTCCCCTTCTTGAGCCACCAGGTGCGGCCCTCCCAGACCCTCGTCACCTTCGGCCGCCGAAGGGTGGGGAGCTTGGAGTAGCGCTCGAGGAAGAGCTCCTTCTGGCGCTCATAGGAGCGGTATCCGGCCGAGACTGAACGGAGCGTTATGCCGTCATTCTTGGCGGCCTCGAACATGACGTTCGCCCACCACGCGGCGGGGCCGTAGAGCTCTCCGCCGGCGTGGATCTTCTTGAGGAGGGTTCGGGGGAGCTTCCCGTTGCCGTAGAGGCGGAGCGTGGCGTCGAGGCCAGGCTTCCGGACCGGCTCAACCATCGGATCCGAAGATGGGCTCCACGGGGTCGCCACGGCGCGCGGCGATGCCGTTCCCTACGGCGTAGCCGACGACGAGGCCGCCGATCGCGTTAAAGGATGCCTGGTCGAGCTTGTCGAGCGCTCGGAGCACGGTGATACAGATGAGCGCGACGAGTGCGATGAACGCTTTCGGGGGATTGGTCACTTTCATTTTCCTTTTCCTTGTTAGGCGGGGTTGTACCCGTAGACGACCACGGTGAGGTCCGAGGTCCAGTTGGCGGCCGAGGCCGTCGAGAGCTGGAAGCTTGTGTAGGCGGTGGCGACGTTGTGGTAGCCGAGGGAGGTCTGGGCGCCGCCGGTGGTGGCCTGGTCGACGAACATGGCGTGGAGGCGCGTCCTCCGGGCTTCTCCGGGGCCGTAGAGCTCGATGGTGCCGTCTGAGCCGTTGGTGGGGTTGGAACGCCCCACAGAGGTCCAATGCGCGCCGTTCACGTCGCCGGCGAGGATTTGGCCGGCGGCGAAGGAGATGTATTCCTGGGCGGAGTAGTAGCCGGTCGAGGAGGCTCCGAGGCGGAGGCGGATGTTGGTGGCGGTGGCGACCGTGCCGCCGGACTCGATGAAGATGCGGTAGTTCAGAAAATCGGGGACGAAGGCGTCGGGCACCGTGAGCGTCGCGACTCCGTTGCCGCCGGTGATCGAGGTGACCTTCCAGAGGCCGACTCTGTTCATCTCGTCGGCGGTGAGGATCTCGTAGGGGATGAAGAATGGAGCGGGCATTAGAAGCCGAGCCTCCCGATGTCTAGGGCCCCGAGTGAGGGGGCGTCGTTAGCGGAGTTGTCGTCATCGAGTGTGAACCAGGCGGCGAAGTCTAGGGGGACGAGGTGGTAGGTCCAGCGTGCGGAGCCGGGGACCGCCTCGAGCTCGAAGCCGATGATGACGGCGTCGTAGTCGTCGCCTCGGAACTTGACTCGGAGGTAGGTGCCGGTTCGGACGGTGTGGAGGTGGAGCTCGTCGGGGTCCTGCTGCTCCTCGAGGGCGACGACCTGGGCGATGCGCTGGTCTTGGAGGGAGTAGGTCTCCCACAGGTAGTTAGCCATCGCGAGGGCCTGGGCATCGCTTGACGAGAGGCTCGTGAGGTTGATTTCGGCGTAGGGGCCGCCGCTTCCATCGTTCACGGTGCCGGCGTTGGCGGTGTTCTGGCCGGTCACGGTGACCTGGGAGGCGTAGTCCAGCTGGAGGGCGGTGAAGCGGACGGTGTCGTAACGCTGGGAGGTGGCGTCCGACGTGGTCTCCGAGAGGGTCGGGCCGACGCCGTAGTAAAGCTGGGCTCGGAGCATCGCCGAGTCTTCGTCGAGGAAGAGCGGGAAAGTGTACGAGAGGGCGGTCGCCCACTCGGCGACGTTTTGGGTCACTGGGCTCGCTTGGACGAGGTAGCCGAGATACTGGGTTGGCGGGTCGATGGTGATCCCCTGGAGGGCCAGCTCGTCGACGGGGTCCTGGAGCACTTTCGAGCCGATGGCGGACTGAGTCTGGGCGGTGTATTGGGCGAGTTCGCCGAGATAGCCCTGGGCGGTGATGATGACGGAGTCCCCCTGGCCGGTCGTGCCGTTCCAGGGCTTGCCGTACTCGACCTCCACAGAGGAGATCACGCCGTCCCAGATGGGGCCGCCGGAGATGCCCTGAAAGAGGGTGATCTGGCCGTTGATGCCGAGCCCAGCGTTCGGCGTGGTGTAGCCGTTGGGATAGCGGGCGACCACGGTGAGCTCTGACGCTTGGGGGGCCTCTCCCCAGGTAGACCGGCCGACGCGAAGCCGGACGTTCTGGACGTTCGGGAGGTCTACCGGGAGGGACGCCGGATAGACCGCGACGTAGTAGAGGCCAGCGGTCATTAGCGGATCTTGACTCCGGTGATGCCGCCCTGCTGCCGGGAAGCTTGGCGGAGGGCGTCGACGACGGCCTGGGGGTTCGCGGCGTAGTTGTTCACGACCACTTGGGATTGCTCGAAGCGGCGCGCGTTGGCGGCCGAAGAGCCGGCTCGGTTGTCGGGGGTGAGGTCCACTCGTCCGAGAAGCTCGATGTCTTTCCCGCCCCAGATTCCGTTGGCGAGGTTGTATCCCCGGATGATTCCGTTGATCACTGTGATCCATGCGTTGATGACGAGCTCGAAGTACCGCCGAATCATTCCCATGATCCAGTCGACGGCCTTGCGGAACCACTCGAACTTCTTATAGGCCACCACGAGGCCAGTCACGAGCGCGGCGATTCCCACGGCGATCGCCGTGAACGGATTCGAGAGAGTGATCGCAATGTTCGCCGCGACGATGCCAGTCGCGAGGACTCCGATGGCGCCGGCGAGGGCGAGCACGATGCCTTGATTCTTTTCGGCCCAGGTGGCCATCTTCTCAAGGTAGGGGACGAACTTCTCGATGATGGGGAGGAGCTGGGCGCCGATGGATTCCTTGAGTTCGTCCATTCGGACCTGGAGGCGCTGGAACTTGCCGGCGGAAGTGTTGGCGGCGGTGGAGGCGGCGCCGCCGACCTGCTTGGCGATTGCGGCGAAGACCTCCTCGATGGAGGCGCCGGAGTCGATGAGTTTCTTGTATTGCGGGAACGTGCGGGAGAGGGCCTTGATGTTCCCGCCGAGAGCCTTGGCGAAGACCTCCGTGACGGTGTTGAGGTCCTTACCGGAGGCCGCCGAGGCGTCCATCGCAAGGGCGAGGACGTCTTGGATCTTCGACTGGTCCTTGAGGACGCGGGAGAGCTTGCCGTAGGCGGGCCGGAGCTCGTCGTCGGTGATGCCGAGGACCTTGCCTTGGGTGGCGATCCAGTCCTCGACGGCGGCGATCTGGTCGGCGGTCGCGCCAGTCGTCGCGGCGAGCTGGCGGGCGAGCTCAGCCTGGGCCTTGGCGTCGGCGACGGCGGCCTTGGTGGCCGAGAACGCCGCGACCCCGAGCCCTCCGAGCGCGGCGGTGGCACCGGCGAAGGCTTGCCGAAGGACGAACTTGGTCTTCGCGGCGGCGCCCTCGAGGCTTCGGAACTCGCGCTTCGCGCGCGCGATTCCCTTGTCCGAAAACTGGGAGATGATGGGGAGGTAAATGGCCATTAGCGGACGATCTTTCGGTTCACCTTCGCGGCGACCCTACGGATCGCCTCCATGAGTTCCCCCTCGGCTTCTTTCATTATCGGCTTGTAGGCGCGCCAGATGCCGCGCTGGCCCTGGCCGAACCCGCGCTGGAGGTTCCGGATGTAGGCCTTCGACTGGGAAGCCTGGCGCTTCCGGCCGAGCCGGTCGGGGCCGAGAGGCTTGCCCTCCTTGCCGTCCCGCATGCCGGCGACCGAGAAGATCGCCGCGCCGGCGTCCTGCTGGACGATCGTGATGACTGGCTCCCCCTGGCGGGTTCGCCGGCCGCCGACCTTGACCTTCACGTTGCGCTTCGCGGCGTTCTGCTGGTACCCGGTGCGGCCCTTGTGAACGGCGCCTCGGAGCTGGTCCTCGACGGCGGCGTCCGAGGGGAAAGTATCGGCGGCCATCGCGACAAGCTTGGAGGAGGCGGCCTTCAGTGAGTTGATCGCGGCCCAGCGGGCCTTCTTGTCGATCTGGGCGAGCTCATTGAGCGCTTCTTTGAGGCCGTAGATCTCGATTCGTGAGTCGATCACTTCTGGGATTCTTCCAATACTCGGAGGACGGTGATTAGGTCCTTGTGCTCGAAGGGTATGTCGGGGGGCCAGAAGCCGGTCGCGACTAGCACTTCTGCTAAGCGCCGGCCGTACTGCCCCCGCTCGTAGGGTTTCCGTCCTCAACCTCCACGACGTCGACGGACTCGATCTTCTCGATGAAGCCGTCGAGCGTCATGGGGACAGGCACTCCGGAGACCTTGGCCGCCTGGTACGCGAAGAAGATGATGTCCTCGAGCGTGTAGCGCCCCTCGGCGAGGACGTTGATGCTCTTCTTGTACTTGCGTTCCCAGTCCACGATGACTCTCATCGTCGTAGTCACCTGGTAGGGCTCCCCCTCGGTGGGGGTGACTTGGAGGGTGATTTTCATGGGCGGGTGCCCCTTTCTCTAGTGGGTTCAGGGTGTGACGATGTCGCGGGCCCAGGATCCGCCCTGGAACGTCGCGGTCACCTTCGAGAGCTCTCCCACGGCCGAAGCCACGGGCGTGAAGTTCTCGAGGTAGGTGTTCGTGATGGTGTATTCCGGGTTTGTCGCGGACTCGGTCGTCCCGCTTGGCGAGATGACCAGGGTGACCTGCTTGCCGACGGCGTCGGCCAGCGCGGCCTCGACCTCGTTGGAGCCGTAGGAGAGGAACATCTCGAGCGAGACCTCGACGGACTGGAGGCCGGCGACCATGCGGCGGCCGGTGTCGCCCATCGCGGTCGCTTCGAGGGCTTCGTTGCCGATGGTGATCGTGGCGTTCGTGGTCTGATCCGAGAGGTCGTAGGTCGTCATTCCGACGGTCATGTTGACGGTGGCGTTGGCGAGGAATGTGGTGGTGGCCACGGTGTCTCCTTAGTTGTTGTGGTGCCCTATGCGGGCGGTGAGTTCGTAGGTGGGGAGCTGCTGGCCGCCGTAGTCCGCCCAGGAGGGGCGGCCGTCGATGACCTGGAGCGGGGAGTCGATGATCTCGTCGACGGTGTCGGCGATCCATTTGTTCGTGGCTTTGTTCCCTGGGGGGGAGCCACAGACGACGAGCCGGACGGTGACGTCGACGACCTTGAGCGTCTGGACTTGGAGCTCGGGGAGCTCGATCATGACGCACTTCGGGCGGGCTTGGCCGGGGTCGTGAGCGTTCGGGATTCCGAGGGCGTCGAGCGCCGTCTCACAAGCGCCCACGACGTCGGCCATGAGACCCATTAGCCGACCTGGGCCCGACGGACCCCGAGGAGGCTCATGATCTGGCCGAGGCTCTGTCCGGGGACGCCGGCGAAGCTCTGCTGGTCGAAGGACGCGAAGCCGTCGACAGCGCCACGAGTCCGGATGAGGGTCTGGGCGTACTGGATGACGCCGGCCTTGACCTTTTCTCCTGGCACGATTCCGGGGTGGTCCTTGTAGCCGGCAGAACGGCGGGCAACGTAAGCGTATTCGTTCGCGCCTTGGACCTGGAGGGTTGCCCAGGTGATGTCGTCGCCGTCGAACTCGTAGCCGAGCTGGGTCTCGAGGTCCTGGAGAGTGATCCAGAGGACGTTGAGGTGGAACTGGGCCCACTGCTCCGTCTCGGCGAGAGTCGTGTTCGAGTGTGAGAACGTGATCGTCTTCGTCGTCGCGTTCACGGCGGTCACGGTCAGAGTCGGCCGGTTCCATTGAGAGGTGGTGAAGCCTCCCACGGAGCCGGTCGACCCGACGATGATCCCGTCGACGTCGGAGAGCGTGAGCGTCCAGACCCCGGCCACCGCCGAGATGGCGGAGACCTCCTTCACTAGGGAGATGGGGAAGTTAGGGGCGGACACTCACGCGCTCCGGAGGGTCACTCGGCGTCGAGGAACTTGACGAAAGCGCCGGCCTCGAGGACCTTGGCGGCGAAGTAGCCGTACCAGGCGAGGCGGGTCGACAGGGTCGCCGGCTGCTCGACGCGGAGGGCGCCACGGCGGTCCTCGTAGAGCTCCATGCCCATCGAGGGCGCGCCCACGACGAAGGAGTCGGCGGCGAACTTGTTCGACACCACGACCGTGAGGCCGAGGCCGGTCACCACGAAGGACGACGGCGAGATGGTGCCGGCGACGTTCGAGGGGCCGACCTGGGTGAACAGGCGGTCGCCGTTGGCGAGCTTGGCCTTGCCGAGCAGCGCCCAGCGGTCGGCGCCCATGAGGATGTGCGTCGGGAGCTCGTCGATGGCGGCGTCGATGGTCGCCGAGGCGTCGAACAGCTTGTCGAGGATCTCGTCGCCGTCGGCCCAGTCCGTGATGTCGTCGGTGACGGTCGCGCCGGTGATGAGTTCGGCACAGGCCTCCGCCTCGGTCTTCTTGGCGTAGACACGGCCGAGGTCGGTCAGCGTGAGGGCGACCATGTTGACGTCGGCGAAGTCGATCGACTGGCTCGAGAGGTCGACGTATCCGCCGAGCGTCTTCTTGTCGATCTGGACGCGGTCGATCTCGAGCTTGGCGGATGCCAGCTCGTCGAACTCGGCGGCCTGGACGTCGACGTCGGTGTGGGCGCTGATCTTGCGGCGGTAGAACGTCTCGCCGGCCTGGGGCATGGCGAGCGTGCCGAGAGCGGTCACGAGCGGGCGGCGGTCGTTGAGGGAGTCCCAGACTCCGCCGACCAGGTTCTCGGGGACGACGCCGGGGATGTCCGCGACGACTCC